TAGATTCTAATTTTATCTGTACTTAATGGGGCAGCGCCTAAAGTAATCGAAGTTGTGGCTTGTGTGTATTCAGTTGATCCGGGTGTGCTATCGACTTTAGTTAAAGTTGTGACCGTTCCATTAGCAACGGTCTTAGTAACTTTTACGTCGTCTGCCTTAATATATGGGAAGGTGAACGAGTAGGTGGTGGTTGTACTACCCGTATAATTATTTTCAGTTGTTGCCATAAGTTCAATGGTTTAATTTACTTTGTTATACTAATAATATCTAGCATCTGTTCTGTTGTTTCCTTAGCTCCTTTAACATCACCTCTCCTAAGTTGATCATCACGTTTCTGTCTGTAAGCACCTTCCATTGTCTGTGCTTTACCAGCTTCAGTACGTTTCCAATCTTCCCATCCAGCTTTACGTGCTTTACGATGTAGTTCAGATAAAGCTTGATGGACTACTAACTTATTAACAGGGAAGTCTTTCTGTTCTAAGTCGCCTCTACCTATCTTATATTCTTTAATCTTCTTATCCCAGTACCCATCAGGGTGATTCATCATTTCTTCAATCCTTTTAACTAAGGGGTACTTAGTAGCAATGAAGTTATTAATGTGTTGTAGTGCTTCTGGTTTAACTGGTTGACCATTCAATGGATTAGTTTGAACTTCTTGTAGTCCATCCCATCCAGTTTCTAACATCCACTGTCTCCAAGGTTCCATACCTCCATTTGATTTAAATGCAGGCAGCAAAGCATTAGCTGCAGCTGTTAAAGGTTCAAAATATCTAATAGGTTCACCTGTATATAGGTCTAGGTAATCCTTTAGGAACTCATTACCTGAGAATAGAAACTTATTCTTGTTAGCTAAGTGGTGTAGAAATTCATTCTCTACATCCTTTAACTGTGGAGTAACTATATTATTAAGGACACTTCTAGCACCTGCTCCAGGTAACATTGAGTTAGCCATGTTGGCAAAGAATCTATTCCAAGCTGTTTCATCACCAGTCATAAGACCTGCTAACGGTTCAAATCCACTAAGGAAAGTAGCGTTAGTTAAATTAAGACTGATAGCAGCTGTTAGTTTCCTACCTAGGTCTTCAAGGGGTGCTTGATCTATACGTGTACCGTGATACACAAAGTCAGCAGCTAATCCTAATATCCCAGCAAATGGTTCAAACCCTTTATAAGAGTGCCATTGACCTGTGATAGGACTTTTGATGGATAGTTCCTTCCATCCCATCTCCTTCATCCTACGTCTTTCACCAGCATCCTGAGGTCCATTACCAGTGAGTTGTCCGTTAACTGCCATCAACATTGTTCCTGCAATTAAACTTGAACCCATTATTTGACGACCAGTATATTCTGATTTAAGTGCTCTGAAAGCATTCATATCCATTGTATCGATACCATGCTCAATAAGAGACTTCATAATCTCATCTTCTGTTGTAGCTTTGAATAAATTATGTGCTTTAGACAAAGCAGGAGCTAGACTACTTCCTGGTATAAATGACCAAGCTAGACTTACAGCATTCAAACCAGTTCTAGGGAATAAGAATATAGCTTTAAGAGCTGGTACATGCTCTAACATAGGATTCAGATGTTTTAAAACTACTGGATCTAAATTCAAAGCAATTTCACTAGATGCATGTTTAGCTGCTTTATCAGTCAGTACTCCATTTACATCAAAGGCTTGGCTATATAACTCCTCTTGTCTTTTTAAGAAGTCAGCTTTCTTGAATGCTCCACCAGATGCTTCAAATAGTTCATCATAAGCTTTAGCTCTTGCCATACCACTAGCCATCATTGAGTTCGTAAACCCATCAATACCGTACATAGCATTAACACCCCATCTAACGATCGGGTTATTATTCCAGAATGACATCCATTCAGCCATCTGTATTTTAGCTACTGCCCAATTCTTACCCTCATTCTTAAAGCCATCTTTCATAGCTTTCATAACTTCTAATGCATCATCTGCTGCAAAGTTATAATCTGCACGTCCACGTCTCATAGCTTCTTGTGGATTAGCTACAGCTAGTTTCCAGTCATTCCAACCTACTTTTCTAGCTCTAGTAAGATTCTCCATCAATCCACCATAAGTAGCTAAAGCACGTTTGAATTCATATGACTGTAATCCTTTAGGTGCTGAACCAGTTAAAACTGAAATAGGTTTAACGGTAATCATTGTGAGGTTACCTGTCATTGCTCGGAATGCTGATAATCCACTTAATATGGAGTTATGCCTTACACCATTCAATCCTTTAAGAATAAGACTAGGTATTTCAGGATTAGAATCATAGATACCTTTATTAATGATACCTAGATTATCTTGAGCATATTTGAATAGCTTCTCTAATGTATGTACATCACCATTCGTAGCATCAAATGCCATACTAAAAGCTTTCCTATATTCAGGATGATTCTTAGTGATATCTTTTAGAGTTTCAATAGTCTTACGTGCTTGTTCTTTAGACACCTTCAGACCCTCTTCAAAGGCCTCTCTGTTCTCCTGTAGCTTGATTGCTACCCTTGGGTTATCTTTGATACCCTTGATGAGTTTCTTAGCCTCCAGGGTCTTTCCTGCGATGAATTGTGAAGCTCTGATTTCAGTAGCTACTAATTCTAAATTATCCCAAGCTATATCCATTTGACGTGTTACATCAAAGAAGTCACCCATACTGTTAGCTGCTCTTGCAGCATCAGATACAGTGTTACCAGCTTGTTTAACTATATAAGCAGCAGTTTTAACAGCAGCTGGATTATGCATAGTATCAAAAGCTTCCCTAAATGCAGAAGCTAATACAACAAAACTATCATCATCTAAGAATTTCTGACCTCTAATAATATCCTTTTTCATAGAGTTTAGGTCTTTAACGAATGTATCGTAATCAGTACCTAAGATATTAGTAGCTAGTTTCTTACCAACTTTCTTGATATCTTCCTCAGATATCTTTACCTTACCTCTAATAGCTTCAACCTGTTCAGGCATAGTAGAATGTACGTCCTGAAGCATCAAAGCTCTTTCACTTCCATCCTTAGCTTCCATGAAACTCTTCTGCCAGTGCTCAGTTACTATCGGAGCTGGACGTGGATTAAGTGTTGGATACTTATCAATTACTGCATTATCAACTAATGCTGCAATAGGGTCTGTGTTAGGGTGAGGTATAGCTTTAGCAACTGGGTTAGAAGGTGTGTTAATGAATGGATCATAACCTTTAACACCTTGTGGGTCAACTTCTAAACGTCGTATTCCTTCTTCTGTTTGTAGTTGTTCAGTGAGGTGTTTATTAACTGCTGGATCTGTTACTTCATCTAGATTCTTAAATGGTAGTTCCTCTACCTCTTGCATCTTACGAAGTTGAATTAATTCAAGTAACTGTTGTTCTCCTTCAGAAGTTAAGTCATCACCTAGTGAACCAAGTGCTTCAATCTGATCATCAATAGCTTTTAGTTCTGGACTCTTAGTTACTTCTTCTACTAACTGTGCTTGACGTGTAGCCCTTTGAGCTACGAGTGCTTCAGCTTCAGGAGTCTTACCAAAGTATTGTGTACCTTTCTTCAGTCCTTGACCAAACATTACACCAAGTAAATCTACACCTACTGATAAACCTGCAGTTTCAAACATCTGCTTCCAGTACTTAACATCTGGACTATCACTATCTTTAGTTGCCCAAGGTAAATGCCATCCAAAGTGTTCATTAGCTAAAGTAGCTAAAGTTTCATCTGTAGCAGAGGTACTAGCAGTCGTAACTGCCATATCAACTCCTAAGTGAATACCTATGTCAGTAGCTAGTTTTGCTTTACCACTTAGATTAGCGAACCATGAGGTTGCCTTAGCAGCTCCAGAAAGTGCTCCACCACCCATAATAGTAGGTATAGCAATACCTGAGACCTTACGGATAGTTGCATGTAAAGGTTCATCTTCAGATATAGGGTTAGCTTTATCCCACTTATCTTTTAGGAATGTGAATGGAATAGGTGTTCCATGATCAGCCATAGAACCTAGTCCTAAAGCTGTATCAATTAGACCTTCTATTACAGCAGTTTTTGCATTTAATCCAGATTCTGAAGATTCTATAGCGTAATCAAGTAAGTCAGGTTGTCTGGCTTCTGCTTGGTTAACTTCTAGTGCTTCTTGTTTCTGCTGCATGTTGCGTTCTTGAGCTGCAGCTTGCTCTTCTTGTTGTAGTTCTAGATTCTGTTGATCAATAAAGTCTTCTTTTTCTAGACGAGCTTCTAACGCTGGGTTATATGAATCTG